TGTAAGAGTAATGCTAGTACCAGTAGAGGTTGCCTGAACTCTACGACCTGCGTGAGCGTTAACAGCATCCATCATATTGTCTGTGAATGTAGCTAAGGTTGTAACAGCAGGTGTATGTCTGTAAGTTGCAGTAAATTGTCCTGGATGTTCATTCATATCTTTATATACGATACGGATTAAGTACTCAGTCCCTACAACAACTGCTGCAAGAGCAGTAACATCAAATGTAGTAACCTGTTCAGCTTTTGCTGTATATGATTTACCTACATAAGATTTAACAAGACTCCCTTTAATAGGATCTGATATTCTAACTTTTCTTGAACCAGTGACAGCAGTACCTGCTTCATTTGAATAAGAGAAAGTGTTACCTGTTCCTTGACAAATAAATATAACGTCGGTATCAGCTATTGTCTTACCAGCAGCTAAGGTTGTTTTATATTTATCAAGAACAACTATTTCTCCATCAACAAGGTGTGAACTGTCTGTAAGGTGTTTCATACCGATTCCGTCGATGACAGCGGCTGTGCGGTTAATATCCTTACCGATGAATAACTTATTTGTTTTTTGTAACATAAATTGTTAATTATTAGGTTATTATTCCATAGTATTTATCCCTTGAGTATAACTCTGTAATCTTGGTTGTTCTATGTCTTCGAGAGCCAATTGCACTGCTATTGATATTATCTCATCATGGGTACTGTCTGCTAGGTCACAATCTGTGGATAGTAGTACAGTAGCACCATATACAACTGTTACTGGTTCTTTAATATAACGTATATAGGCCTCTATTACTGAGTAATCATCAGTAGTAATAAACTCTATAGTATTATTATAAAATAGACGCAATGGTTTAGCCTCATCATAATGTAATATATGATCAGACAACGGATCATCCAACTTAGATCTATAGTTATCTGTAGTTACATCTGTAACTCCTACTCTCTTTGTGGTAACACCACCAGTGGAAGTAGAGGTTGAGGTATAACTAATTTTAACTTCTTCACCAAGAGAAAGCCAATATGGGTCTATTGAAAAAACAGTATTGCTAAAACCACTTGTTAACACGTAACTATTTGGTTTGTTAACGCCTACTGTACCGGCTAAGCAGGGTACCGTTACTTCCCTTACTAAAGTCCTAAGATCATCTATCCTTTTTTGCGACTGTTCAAAACCTTCTCGTTTAGCATTAATACCACTATAACGAGTCCTAACAAATTTCCGTATCGCCTTATTCAACCAAAAGTCAATTTCTTCTGGTAAGAAGGAGGGATATTGTAAGGAATTAGTTTTATCCAGTTCCAGCTTAAAAGCTGTGTGCATTTCGGATATAGTCATTGTAACTTAGTTTTTCTTGTTTTTCACTTCTGTTTTGGCTAATTCCTCAACAGGAGCTTCATCCTTAACATAGTAATCCTTGGCACCAATTGCCCCAAGAATACCTATTTTAATATCTTGATTTTTTGGGTCTTTGAGGAAACCTATTGTCTCTTCAAGACTATTACCGATAGTGTCAGAACCATATCTATACATATGCTTATCTCTACGAATTATGTTTTTAGATATAGCAGTTTCTATTAATACTTGTTCTTCTCTATCCTTATTCTTAACCCACCTATCTAGGAAGGATTGGGAATTAGCTTTAACTATTTGGTATAATCTGTTTTCAGCAACCTCGTTGGACATTGTATCTGCGTTACTACCAAATATACGAAGACATTTACGCATTTCTGTTGGAGTGAGTTTATCAAATGCTGATATAGCTTCCCGTTCAACTTTAGCGTATACGTTCTCTTTCTTAGCTTCTTCGTCCCTATTTATTAGTACGAAATTAGCACCTGCCTTATTCTCCATTAAAGAACTTTTCACCCTCTTGTGTGACTTAAGAAATAAATACTTAAGTTCATCCATTGGATTTTCGGTATCTAAAATAATATCGCTGACACTGGTCCTTATAAAAAAGGTCTTCCAATAATCAGCTCCTTTATGCAAGTCTAGGCCTAAAGCGGCACCTAGTCTTTTCTCATCTTCATCTGTTAGACCTGTATATAACATACCAGATCTAGTATAATATGAACCAAGGTCTTCAAAGCAATTTTTATATTTGGTAATGCCTGACCATTTGTTCCAGCCTATTGGGCGCAATATAACTTTCATTGTTATAGTATTAAATTAGTAATTTATCACTAAAGGAGTGGCGGGACTGCCGCCACCCAATAGTTGATAATTAAATTGATTATTCAGCATCGCAAATCAACTCACCAGATGTGGTAGGATCTGTAACCATATAACCTTGTTCGGTTAAGAAGTGTACAGAGTAACCATCTTTAGCGTTTGATCTAAGGGTATTAATACCATTAGCAAACCCCTGAGGTGATACTGAACCAGCTGTATGCCATACAACCATTTCACGTCCTTTACGAACAACCTTACGAAGGTTAGGTTCACCATCACGCATACCAATATCAAGAATTGTGATACGGTATGATTCAAGAGGTTTACCTGTAACTGGATGTAGTTGACGGTTGAATACAGGATTATCATAAAGTGGAAGATGTTTTAATGTAAGGGTAACACCATTCAAACCCTTGTAAGTTGTAAACTGACCACCTAATGTAAGGTTCTGCCCAGTACCAGTAACAAACTGCTGATCACTTATAAGAGTGTAACCAGATGCTTTGTCACGAAGGACACGGTCGAATTCACGGAGACCCATTTCACCAGATACCCCAATGAAGTTACGATCACCAAATCCCTTAAGATTATATGATAAATCTGAAAGGAATGTGTCGATTAACTCAAGAGTAAGAGTTGTGTAATATCTCTTATTTGAAGGAGATATTTGTTCAAGAATACCTGCCCCAATTGGAACTGGACGACCATTAGCCCCTTTAAGGTTAACTATGCCATCAACACCAGCGTTGTACCTTGAGTAAAGACCCATACGATCAATACGTTCGTACCACTGACGCCAAGCTGTCCACTCCTGATAAGGAGCCCAGTATTTTGTTTCTTGCTTTGTTTTGGGATCTCTAAGAGATATAATCATAACTGATGCAAAAGCAGAGCCAGTTATATCAAAAGAAGCTCTCATTGTAGTAAGCTGATTTCTCAGTTTGAAAGGAGACTGATAATTAAAGATATCAGCCTGTTCGCTGTATTCTTCATATGCAGAAGCCAATCTACTTACTTTACAACCAGCTGTGAGTAACGACGGTGGGATGTATGATTCATCTTTCCCATCTGCACAAACAACTGTATAAACGAAATCGTTACCATCAAGGTAAGGTTCGCTTACAACTCTAGCTTGAAATTGCTTATCATCGAATTCCAAGATAGCTCCTGGACCAAACCATTTTTCACCTAACCACAATCTAATACTAGACTGTGCGATACCAGGAACATCCGTAGATGTGATAGCGGCGTTGTTCCATAAAGCTTGCTTTATGATAACTGCCTTATCGTGCTCAATCATTACATCCCATTCGTATGTCGGTGATTCAATTGTCATAGTTCTACCAAGACCATTTGTTATATAGTCAAGTACACTACCCTGATCGAAACGACCAAAAATATACGAAATAACTGGAGAAACTTTATGAGGTTCCGTAAGTAACATGTTAGATAGCATAGCTTGATCGGCTAGGTCAGATGACCATTTGCCACGGTAAAGCTGTAAAGAATTTAAAATATTATTTTCCATTGCCATACTATACTAATTTTTTATTTTTTTATATTATCTAATTATTAGACCACTCAGCGCACTAAAGTTTGGTGAAGTTTTCCCAAGACCGGATCCACTTCCTGTATTTCTTTTTCCTTTGCTTGCTTTTAGCTTATCCCTAACTTTATTTAGAGTAGCGTCTGTAGCCTTTTTGCTTGTTTTGCTTAATAAAGTATCCTTATATTTTTTTACATATGCGGACTCAACTAAACTTTTAACAAGATCTGATGCGTAGTCTTTTTGAAAAGCAGTAGACCCATCGGGTTTTACCCTAAACATATAGTCAACCATTTCTTTTTTGGTTCTTGAGTCAAGCTCTACGCCCAAAATATCTTTAAGACCATCAACATAACTTACAACGTCATCAAAGAACTGTTTGTTCTGTTTATC